CGACAGTCCATTTTCCGGAGTCGCCGTTTGCAAGAGTTGTGCTTGCTTTAATTGGAAAGGCTCCACCATACAGAGGAGCTCCATTGAAGCTAATCAGATATCTGATGATATCATCATATTGCACATATTCCGTGGCATTGACATTGCTACAATAGAACCGAATACCTTCAATCCTATCAAGTGGGATACCAAACTCAGAAAGAGCGTGCTCTTCCCACTGATGTACAGTTGTGACAGTTGCACCAATGTTGACCAGGGTAGAAACCTGTCCGCCATCATATACAAGAGCCATCTGCATTTCGCCAGCGGTTCCAAAGTCACCTGAGGACGCTGTGCTATTCCAGAAGCCAATGTAAGCTGTGTCACTCCAATCCTGAAAGCGGAAGCCAGTTCCACCAACAGGCTCTTTTTGACAGTAAGCAGATTCATTGATCAGCTTCGTCTCAACATACTGCGAACCGTCGCAAGCGGCTGTGGCCACGAGCTTCATGCAGTTCGTCCCAACGCGCTTTCCAGCGGCAGCACTTGCGGCAATATCAAATGTACCTGAATCACTCTCAGTGTAATCCGCGGCAGTCTCACAGTCATTCACCTGAACAATGTGATTGACACCCGCAGCCAGCATAATTCTCTTCAGAAGAGCACCAAAGGATAAATCCTGATCTGCTTCATTGTAGAGAGCTGGAACTCCAAGATGAGCTAAGGCAGCAATCCCGGGACCGGGACGATTGACTTTGGCATCACTAATTAAATCACTCATTTTTGTTTCTCCTTTGGCCCTGCGATTCCCTTCACTTAATTGATCCGAGCCCGCAGGGCAAATTTATTGAACAGTTCTATCGGGTTAGTGAATATCCGAGTCCAACTGTTGCTTCATTGTCACCAGGGACTTGAACACGGGTAAAGGCGACGCGCTGTGAAGCGACGGCGACTGTCTGTTGTGTCTCAATATCTCTGTCTGTCTCAACTTTCAGCCCAGAAGGTTTCTGTGCTGTCCAGTGAGCTTTTGTGTTGGCATAAAGGATAATGGTGTCGGTGGTTGTGACGCCATCATATATACCAGCGGTCGTGAGATCTTCACGAATGAACTCTGAGGGAACAACAGGAGATCCATCCAGCATAGCCAAAGTTCCAGCCTTTGCTGTAAATCCAGTGCCCCACTTTTCAGCAGTTTCAACTTCGTCGATACTCAACATCTGTACAAAGCCACTGACACCGGGGATCCAAGCATTGTTCTCAGCTTTGGCTCCGTAAATACCCATCTTCTTACGGATAGCTCGCATATTAGCAAGACTCAATGTCGAGATATCTACTGCGGCATTACCAGAAGAACCACCAGAGAATTTCCGTAATCCATCCCACGATTTACGAATATCATTTGCGGCTGTGACATCACTATCGAAGTGAGTAGAGTCAGTAATGTCGCCATTGATGACAGCGTTTTCCATTGCGTCTGCAATAGCAGCAACGAGTTCAGCTCTCACGAGAGGCATCATTGCTACAAGTGAATCTTCATCGAGGTCATCACTGAATAGCATACGAAGTCCGTGAGTTACTGCCGTGAAGACCTTTTTGGCAGTTCCAGAAGTCACAGCGGGGATCTTAGAAGCAGAATCAGTCTGCGGCTCACCAATGATATAGGCGCCTTTGCGACCTAATACATTTGGAACTTCCCAGGCACCAGATTTCGCTGGCATCGTAATGTTTGGAAACAATCCAGCAACACGAAGGGCCAAACGAACGTCATCAATCAACTGTGCTGACAAACCTGTTGGCACATATTCAGCACCGGCGCCATCATTTGCGGCGGCGAGTGCTTTAGATAGTTCAGAGTTCCGTCCCAGTTCGTACTGGAACATCTTGAAAGTATCCATTTCAGTTGCGATTTTGGTGTACGATACAGCTTCACCAGGGTTCTTTGAAGCGATTGTCATCGCTTTGTGCATTGCAAACAGATAAATGGCGTCATTCATTGCCATAACCTGTGAGTCTAGCTCGTAACCCTTGCCGTCGTGTACCATTGAGCCAACACGATGATCATAATCAACGTGGGGGCGATACAATGCGCGCTCAACAGAATCACCGTAACCCCACATAGAGCGAAGCGTTGGCTGGTTGATTGCAACGTCAAAAATGCTGGCGTTCTTTTGCTGTTCCTCTTCACTCAGCTGGCCGAGTGTAGTGGTTGTGAGAGTTTGGAACTCTTCTTGCTTGGCTTGCATGGTGCGAAGCTCATCGCTCATTTTTTCCATTTTGGTTCTCTGATCTGAAGAACCCTGTACAACCTCAGAAAGGACGCTTTTCATCTCAACTACTACCGCCAAGATGTCGTCTTTGCCTTCAAACTGAGGAGTTACTACTTTTGGTTCAGGCATTTCGCCCTCCTTCAAGTTGTGTTTTTGTTTCTTTTAACGAATTGAGAAGACCCGTCATAGCGTCTTTCACCTCAGTTACGTCCTTATCTATATCATCCGATTTCTCGGCTGGTATCTCTGTTTCTACTTCAGCAGGATCTTCTTCTGGTGGAGCGATCATTGACTCAAGAATAGATTTGACTACTCCGAGTTCAGCTTGCACACTCTTCAGAAGAGTTTTGAGTTCTGGTTCAGTGTCTTCTTCCTGCGTCCTTGCAGTATATCCTCGGGCTACATATGATTCCTCGATCATATCATCAAAGCGACTGATATCATCTGCGCCGTACTGCTTTTCAAAGCAATCACGCAATTCAACGAAATCTCGCTTCGCTAAGGCACTTGGCAATGCTGGGATCGGTACGACGCTGAATTCTAAGAGCTTCCATTTGTTGAAAGTGACGCCTGTCTGCTTTGGCAGGACAGGATCATTTGATATTTCAATAGGACGGAACCCTATAGACCCAGCATTCAAGAAGCCCGCTTTGACCTTTTTAGCAATCATCTCCGCGAATTCATCACCGGACTCTTCATCAAACATGATGTCAGCCTCGACCTGCGTCTTTGAAATACGCAATGTCTCCATCATAATTTTGCCGATTGGTATATTTCCCTGCTTGCTTCCCCACCCATGCCCAAACAGAACAATAGGGTTGCTCTTAAATTCTTTTACATCAATGCCTTCTGGCATGACCACTTCACCGTACCTGTCAACTTCTTTCCTGGTCAGTATGAAGCGAACACTACCATCGGCGTTCTTTTTTACTACTTCTGCGCTTTCTAAGCGACGTGGTTTTGCTTCAGGCATGGTGACTCCTAAGTCTTTTTCTTCTTTTTTACCTTATAAGGTATTTCATAACAGCGTTCATTGGGGCTAGATGGGAAGTCAGGACTGAAGCCGTCTGTGTAACCAACGTATCCTTCGCCTAATTTAGCAGTAACGCCATCCAAATGTCTGTGCGAATCACGCACATTCTTGTCTCTCTGAGTGACCCACATGCGTTCTTCCACGCGAGGGCTCTGTATCATAGCCTCTTGTCGGCCTTTATTGCTTGCGCCAACTGTCTCTGTCCTAGCAATCCGCTCAGCCCGCATAGCATTATTATTCAGAAAATACTTTTCTAGCTTTAAGGCAAGCTCCTGCACTGTGAGCTCTTCTGCGATACCCTTTGCCACAATATTGTTGACGGCTTCCTTAGTTGTGTCATTTACTAAGGCCGCGTATTCATGTGACCGAGTCTTTACAAATTTGACAGCACGAACATCTTCAGCATTGAAAACTTCATCCAGTTGCTCTGCGAGCTCCTTGCCTGCCGCTACTAATGAAGCAGAAATAGCAGGCTGACCAGTCTCTTCAAAAGTCTTAACCCACTCATTGTAGTCAAAGTTGACGCCGCTGGCTGTATATTTGTATTCAGACCCTACAGGATTCTCTGAAATAGTGATCCCCATAAGCTCAACAGCGCGTTCTAGGCTATACTGCTTATTCTTTCTCGCATTTGCGACTACTTCTTTGGCCTGTGCATCTAATAATTTCTTTAATTCTTTAGCGAAATCTTTAGCGATCCCGAGCTCAACGCGCTGTATTGAAGAGGCGCCTATTGCTTTCCAAACATTCGTCTCGCCATCTAACTTCTTCTGGCGTAGGTCACTCATGTCAAGTCTATCATCTGGCACCAGAACCGAGATCATATCACCCATACCTTTTAGACGCGACAAAAGACCTTTTTCTGGTTTTTTGGCATCATCTACAGCAACACCAGCATCGTCAATAGGTATTAATCCGGCTGGCACATATTTCAGATCCATAGCGGGATTGTTGTCAGCCTTGAGGCCTAACACGTTCACCCTAATTTCATTTGGACTTACTGCACCCTTATCAAATCCAGTTGCAAACCTAGTGCCTAAGGCAGTCAGGTCAGGCTGTAATGCTGAGACACCTTTAAGCTCGAACCTGAACCTCAAGTCTGGCAGGTTC